TAAGTCCATTAACATTGCTTTAACTTTTCCCATTGTGTTTATCCTTTCTACTTAAAGACCTTATCACGATATGGGATATTCTGTCAAACTATTTATTTGTAAAAAAATAAAATAATTTGTTTGAAGATTATGGGATTTTGTAGTAGACTATTCTGGTATTTAAGAAAGGATATATTATGGATATCAATGAAAGCAACGCACCTCATACTCAGGAAGAACTAACTGCAGTTGAGAACATAGTTCAAATCATTAACACTATTACCACAGGTAATTTGAGTGATGATCAAAAACAAATCCTGAGAGATGCTCATGCTGACCTGAGGGGTGAAAACCTCAACCAACCTGATTGGGCTGGAATAGACTATTTAAAGATAGTAGTCGAAACTGTTCTTGCTCATGGTATTTGTATTGGCAAATCCAGACAAATTAAAATAACCCAAAAGGATTTCAAAAAAGTCTTAGGGAAAGTAAAATAAATATTTGATTATGTGGGATATTCTGTTAGAATATCCCACAAGAAAGGATAGAAAATGACAGAAAAAGATATTGAAAAACTAAAAAGTTATGTAGGTTTTCAAATAACTTATTTTGCTGAAAAGCATGGCAAACTAATTAAACGTATGGGTATTTGGCAAGATGATAAATGTCGAGTATTCAGATCAGCAAAAGACGAACTTTGTTTTACTTATTGGGATATGGATAAAAAAGGTTATCGAACTGCAAAAGATATAGAAGAGATAATTGGTTATCTACCCAAAGAATTAGAAAGTTCGGTAAGACATTGAAAAGAAAATGTAAAACATGTGGGCGAACTGTTGGACAGTATGCCTATGGTGGCGATAGTTGGTATCGCACTTTTGAGCAAAGAGTTGGCAAGACATCTAAAGATAGGTGGCTACAAGCAACGAGCCAATATAATTCTGAGTACCATGAGGACGAAAAAAAGGTTAGGTGGACTTTTCCTAAAAATGAAAATGCCCAAGGCTTATTTTGTCGTCAGATGTGTGTTGACGCATACTTGGAACACTTTAACGAAACTATCGCTAGACTTCCAAACTTAGTCAATGTATAATTTTGTTAGAAAGGAAAAAAGATGACAGATCGATTAAGACTAAATGGTGCTAAAAGATCAGCACTTAAAAAAGAGCATTGGAAAGTTGTTCTTCAAACTCCTTGTGAGCAGAAAGACAATTTAGTCGAAGCTCAAACTCGTTTCTTCTCTACGCAAACAGATGTTCACGAAATCTGTAAGAAGTTAGTAGAAGAGCGATTTCCAAAAGCAGATCGTGATGTAATGCGAAAGTATAATAGCGATAGAAGTTATCATACTACCTTTACAACAATGGACGCATGTTTCGTTCTAAAGAATGTGCAATCTGGCGACGCAGGTGAAAACAGAATATCATTTGATTTAAATGATGATGTTAGTTGTGCGTTAAATCACGATAAGATGATAGCGAGTGGGTTAAACCCTTTCGTTGAATGCCAACATCACGCAAGTGGTGGTGTAAGAAATCCTCAACTCAATACTGAGTCAAGTGCCAATACTAATTGGTTAAGGGATAACTTTAGTCAAAATCATGGCTATGGTAGAGAAAAAGATAATCCTTTTTCACTAGAAGTTGTGAATACAGGGGGTTGTCATAGTCGAGCATACGCAATACAAGATTGGCAACATGAGTTTGTTTTAAATTTTGAACAAGCTAAAGTTGAATTAATACAATGCCATAGAATGTATTACGATTATTGTAAGACTAATCAGGATACTATGTGCACAGTCATAGATCAGGCTAAATACTTAGATGAAATTCAAGAGTATTGGACTGACATTGACGAAAGCATTTTGGTTAATGGTGATAGTATTTCAACCAACCTTGCAGTTGTATCAGAAGATAGACTTGCAGAGTTGAAAGCTATGGCTAACAATAGAAGAAAACCAGATACACTTGTTGTATCTGGGATACAAACTCAAGCCTAGTCAAAAGGGGGATATCCCCCTTTTGACTGTGTTTGTAAAACGCAGTTGAAAGGATATGTAAAATGGTATCTGAAGAATTTAAAGAACTATGGAATGCCTGTGTTGGGTGGGGAAAACTCTTTGCCCCTAACGAAACAGGTGTTCAAGCTTTCTTGAAATTTTATGGTCTTTATGTTCATCATAAAACTTGAGCTTAGTTCATAACCCCCATAGGGGGTTATGAACTGCGTTTGACAGTTGAAAGGATTAAAAATGATACTTGGAAAAAATGCAAAAAGATCTGCTTTCGCTAGTTTGTCGAGGCCCAAGAAATCTTCGGGCGTCGCAGCGATGAAGCGAGCAAAGAAAAAAAGAAAAAATAAAAGATAGGGGCGGGTGGGCCCATAGGCGGCAAGCTGTGGATAACTGGGTTGACAGTTATCCCAGAAAGTGCTATAAACTAGTTACGCTTTTAGTTAACCGTAGCACAAAAGCTAACCCGGAGGGACAACCCTGGCTACACTCGGTCCTCCCTCCGGAGCACAAGAAAGGATAAAGATGGACAAAGAAAAACTAAAGAAAGACAGCTGGTATTACATCGACAATGGTCTTGGCCCGATAAGAGCTAGACTGGTCGAGTCACCGCGCCAAGGTAAAGGCTGGAAACATGCTGTGCTCATGGACGTTAAAGGATCTGATGCAGGGTTCTTCGATGAGATGGGCAGCGTTTACGTTGACGACATCATGGAGGAATGTTTTGAAATTCCAAATAAATAATCACGGTTCGTTGATCGGGTTCATCCCGGTCGACGACGCAGCTCAGACCTGGTGGGACGATCACGTCCAGTGGTGCCCGATGATGGGTGATCAGTATCTGGTCGAACACCGGCACGCACCTGCTATTATTGAAGGGATACAAGCGGCAAGCGTCAAGCAGCAAGCTGGGGCGGGTGGGCCCATAGGCAACAAGCAACAAGCTTGACACGCTCCCACAATATGCTAGAATTATTCGTAGAAAGGATGATTAAAGATGAAAACAGATTATAAAAAACAAGCCAAGTATTACAAAGAAACATATGAAGCTATGAAAAAAAATATTTGGAAAATAATGGAGGAGCTGCGAAGCTTGCCAAACAAAGAAGACGGCGGCTGGGCTGATATAAATTCTTATTCCATTTGGTTCACGCTGTATCAGATCGTGGCCCAGGATCGCGGGCAAGATCCAGGCTACCACAACAAAAATTTAGGTCGGGAAAATGAACAAAAAAGAAGCTAATCAAATCACCGGGGGGCTGTCTAAGCCCTCCAAGATGCCGGGCTACGCCTATAACATACCCGCGACGCGCTGTAAGGTGGGCGCTAAGCTGGTAAAGGTTCCGGGCTCCGTGTGCCATGGATGCTACGCCCTCAAAGGCAGGTATCGATTCCGCAATGTAAAAGAAGCATTGGAACGCCGGTACCAGGCAGCAATGAACAATCCAAACTGGATACACGGGATGGTTTATTTAATACAAGTTTCAAAGAAAAAAGAGTTTCGCTGGCACGACTCCGGGGACATCCAGTCTCTGGAACACTTGCTGCGGATCTTCCAGGTTTGCGAGTTGACGCCAGATGTTAAACACTGGCTGCCAACACGTGAAGCTGGTATCCTTTCTACAATCGACCCGCGTATGGTCCCGGATAATCTGATTATCAGATTATCCGCCACAAAGGTGGACGGGCCAGCTCCGAAGAGCTGGCCCTGGACTTCAACCGTGACAACAGCCAAGGCCAGTTGTCCGGCGCCGCAACAAGATAATCAATGCAAGGATTGTAGAGCATGCTGGGATAAGGAGGTCCAAAACGTATCTTATGGCAAACATTAGAAAACAAAAGCTTTTGCAGCTCGACATAGAAAGAGAACTGGAGGGGCTAACCTTTGAAGAACTGGCTCAAATAGCAATGCTAATTAATGAGTTTTATTCTAAATCTAATAATAAACCCACGATAATTTTAAATGTATTTAATTATCTTAAATAATAAAACGCAGTTCGCTATCTCCTACGGAGATAGCGAACCACGAAATTTTTTTCATAAATTATTAGGTAGAGGCCACAAGCGACAAGCTACAGGCAGCAAGCAACAAGCCACAGGCATCAAGCGTCAAGCGACAGGCGACAAGCTTCCCATCCTTCGGCTACAGGCGGGTGGGTGGGCCCATAGGCTACAAGCTCTTTGATCGCGGACCCCGGGTAAAGTTTCACAGATCGTGGAACGGGGGTCTTGACTAAGATATAGCTATCCTTTGGGTGCTTGTAATGAAACGCTATTTGGTG